AAAGCTAAACGTTCAGGACTAATTTCTGTTTGCTGGATAGGGTTAACGTCAGGCAGCTCAATTGAAACTGTCGGGGGCGATATTGCCCTTCTAATTTCATTTTGCGTATTAATGATATCTGATTTATTTGCATCTAATATTTCTTTCAGTTGGGCCGCAGCCTCTTGTGTTTCTTCAGAACGTATGATGTTGTCAACTTGATCAGAAACACCCTCAAATAAACTGCCAGAACCTTCGGCTATGCCTTGGGCTGTAGCATTTCTCACAGCAACCGCAAAAGCATCCAAAACTTTTAAAACGCTTCCTTTATCAGTTTTAGCTAAACGACCAACTATAGCTGGATTTGACATGACTTCTCTGAAAACAGCAAGACCTGCAACGGTCGGCAGCATAGCCAAGTTGAAAGCATTTACAGCTATACCGGCTGCGATAAGAGTACCTGCCGCACCCCCAGTGCCCACTTCACCAGCGGTGAAAATATCTATGCTTTTCTGGAAGTCGCGCAACCCTCTTGCTACTTGGTTGCCAAACATTTCATTAAGGGTTTCGTCGCCATAAGAATCTAAAGCGCTTTTTAAATTACCAGGCTTGAATATATCTACTATATTGCCCTTGCCGTTGAAATCAACAGAGTTTTTCAAAAGCTTTGTCATGCTAGCGTTTTGTATCTGTCCAAAAACTTCAGGACTAACCGTGTCTTTAAGTATTTTTATGTTTGATGCAGAGTTAGGTCTGAAGATTATATCAGTTGTCTCCTCGACCGTTCTGTTGGGTAAATCCCTAAACAAAGCATTTTGTTCTCTTTTAGCAAGTTCCTCTGAGGCTTGAGATAAAGCGCTTAATTTTTCTATAAACTCTTTGCCTGGTTCTGTCTTAACCAAACCGGTTTCACTTTTATTTATGTCGTCAATAAGATTTTTCATCTCTCTTGGTTTTAAGTTTGGTTTTAATCTATTAATTTGCTCTAAAGTTTCTCTAAGTACAGTAGCCGAATTAGACCCAGCTTGGTTTGTAAAAATCAAATCTAATTTTCCTGGAAAATTTCTTTCAAAATTCAAAATTTCTTTAGAGAATTTATGAAAATCAAAAATACCCGTAACAGGATCCTCTGCCTCTAAAGCCGCATCTTTGAATAATCTTTGAGCAATAGAATTTTTTATAAACTGTGTTCTGTCTCCAGACTGTCCTAAAACATCAACTAAATATCTATCATAATCCTTTGTCGCTTGGAACAATGCTGATAAATCACCTTTGCTACCTTGAGTTATAAATTTGTCGTATATTTCATCAGGATCAAAGCTTCCTGTTTTAGCTTGAGCTTTCATTTGATTAATTTTTGCTTGATTGAACGGCGCAATCCTATCTGCATATTCTTTATTGATTCTTCTTAAGTTTTTGATTTGTTTAGTAAAATCAACTGCTACTTCAGTTGGTAAATCCAAACTTTCTTTAAGTAATATATTTGGATCCTCTATAGCTTTGAAGAATTCTATCAGTTCTCTCTCGGCCTTATGTGCCGCGTTATTTGCCAAACCTTTATTTTCAGGTAAAGAGTTTTTAAGTCTTAATGTTGAAAGCGTGCTTCTTACTGTGCCAAGTTTTAAAGTTCCTTGATCTATTTGATTTATGAACTCGTCTGCCACTTTAGGTATAGAATTAATAAATTGAACAGAGGCATCATCATCTGGGACTATACCTTTTTGTAAAAATTTATCTCTATCTTTTGCTTCGTCTATATGCCTCTTCATATTTTGTAAATAAGGTCTGAGTGTTTTGCCTATAGCGCTTTGTATTTTTCTATTTACTGCAGGGTCGTTACTAAAATTATTCAATAGCTCGTCTATACCAACGTATTTCTTTTCAAATTGTTCGTGGATTGATTTGTAAGCTTCTTGTAAAGTTTCTCCAATTTGTTTGTGAATTGTAGATTTAGCTGGGGCTCCTGATGCAAGGCCCATATCTGTAATATTTTCTGCGGTTTCATTTAGAAGTTTTACTAAAGACTGTGTTACATCTGCTTCTTGTGTCCTAAGCGTTCGCAGAGTTGCATCTAAACTTTCATCAAGAGACCCTTTGACGGCCTCTGATATGTATTCATCAAAAGTTTCAGTTTCTAAATTTATTTTTTTCTTCAGGTTGTTAAGTTCGTCAAATAAAAATTTACTTGTAGAAATTTGTCTTTTATTACCAAAAACCTGTTCCGATACAGCTTGTCCTCTACCAACCAGTTTTCTGTTGAGAGCGCTTTGTGAAGGTATAGCCTTGCCTGATAAAACAGAGACTTCTCCGTTTTGTATAGCTCTTTTTATTTCTCTTTCTGTCGCTTCACGACCCAATCTTCTATCTAATGCTTGTATATCAACAACAGATCGACCTAACGTGCCTTGTCGATACAATCTAAAATTATCAAAGGGCTTTTGTTTTCCTAGAAGCAAATTGAAGCCAACGCCAAAAAGCTCACCAACACCTTGCGCTATACCGCCTAAAAAAAACTCGCCGGTAAGTAGTTCTGTAACTTCTTTTTGGTCCTGAAGTTGTAAACCTGCATTTGCATCTGCAAGCTCCTCTGCGCCCTTACCGGTGGCTGATCCAATGGCAGATTGCAATACTCTTTGTGCTCTTGGGTTTCTTAAAATTAATTTTACAATATTGCCAACTCTAGCAGCCGGCGATAGAAAGGTTATGGCACCCGCAATAGGACCAACAATACCTGAAAGATCAGCCAAATCTCCACTTGCATCAAAACTTCTTTCATCTATAACAATATTTTTTGGCAGTTGTGTGCCATCAGATAGTTGTTGATATTGTTTTAAATCAGTTAAACCTAGTTTGTCCAAACCAGAGTGCGTCAAAGCTAAATTATCTTTACTGTCCCTTGTGAAACCATTTGAACCAACTTTGGATGTAAGCAAAACATCTTGCTCTTCCCTAGATTCCATTCTGCCTAACAAGGATCGCAATCCTTGAACATTCGGTACACCAGTTTCATAATCAAAAGCTAATTGATCGTAGTATTGACCTGCGGCTTTTGTTGCAATTTTTGTTTTGACCAAAGCGGCTGCTTCTTGAGGCGTATCAGCCTCTTGTTGCACGACAACTCCGTCGGCTATTTGTATTTGATAGATAGGCATATCAAACTTTTTCTCCGGCTAGATTAAATACACTACCTTCATTCCTTGATGAAATTGTACGATTGAATTGTCCCATATCTATATCTCCAGTAGTCAAAAATTCTAACAAAGCTGGATTTGATCTTAGATACCCAATACCGCCTTCGTCTTGAAGAAAAGAACTTTGTGTTCTTATTTTGTTTGCTCTTTGCGACATACCTCTAAGTAAAGCCTCTTTTGTTACGTTGAGTTGTTTAATAGTCTCAGGATTTGTAGTGAGGACTGTTATTTGTCCTACTAAACGATTTACTAAGTCTCTATCAACATTCGATATAGTTTTACCTGATTCACCTAAAATATCTCTAATGTTTCTTTGTGCTATTTGATTAAGTAAGACTAAAACTTGAGTTCGTTCGCTTAAATCCTCAAACCTTTTGCCGCCAGGGTCAGACTCACCTTTTGTGTTGAACAAACTACTTCCTACGTCAAAACCTCTGTCTAATAAAGCTGGTATGCTTGTTACAGATCCTTGTTCTAGTATTGCTAGAGCTTGGTTAATCAACTCTATAGTGTCAGCGTTTCTTTCAATTTGGGATAATTCATCTCCCATTTCAACCGCAGTATCAACAAGTTTCTTTTTCATGCTGTCGCTTGGTCCGGTGTCGGTTCCAGCCGTTTCAAGTATTTGTTCGCGTAAAAATTCTGTAGCTAATTTTTGTTCTTCTTCTTCCTCTTGCGCTGAAGCGATAATTCCACGCGCTAATCCAGGACCCATTTGCCCAGTTAGAACAAGCTGTTCTCCTATATTTTTTATGGCTCTTTTAAATTCTGGGCTTGTGAAGAAACCCTCTCTTGGGACATCTACTTTAGTTTCTGCGGTTTCCTCTTGCCTTCTTCTGATATTGATCGTACCTGGTTCTTGAAAAGTAGTTTTAGCTATTTCTTCTAAATCCTTTGCTTCATCATCAATTACAAATCTTGGATCTACCACTTCAGGAGTGCTAATGACCTTAGTTTCATCTATCGGTGCAGGCTCAGGATCGCCGAGGTCTGTAATTGTTTTAATGTCCTCTTCTCTTTTTTCTTCTTCTTCTTGTAAGGCTTTGATAGCTGGGTTTAAATCTGCAAACTCTCTAATATCATCTGCAGTAACGCCTGGCTTAAGTTGGTAAGTAGTTTCAATTACAGATGGTTCAGAAACACCAGGTATGTTAGACGCTCTTGCTTCTGCTAATCTGTCTCTGCTTACTTCTAAATCATCAATAGACTGTGATATTGGTGTAGTTCCTATATTTACAACGCCCTCGCCAAAAGGATTATTAATTTCAATATCTCTAGCACTAGGTATCAATCCACCAATACCTCTTAGAAATAAACTTGCGGCATCTCCTCCCAAATTGGTTGCCATCCTAGCGACTTCTAAGGCCGCTGCTGTAGGATTTTCACCACCAAATTGTAATGGATCGCTTTTACTATAATTTTCAAAGATCCTTTGCACGTTAGCACCTAACCTTGTACCTGGAGCATTTAATATTGTGTAAACTTCACCTCCACCAATAATGTTGTTGTCTAATAAATCTTGCAAATTGGTTGGAAAAGTAAATTTTCTACCGTTAATAATCGCTTCATTAGGCCCTAAAGGTAAACTTGTAGTCTCTGATCTTGGTTGTACAAAAGTAGAGCTATCAGGTAAATCTTGAGGTATTACGGGCGCATCAGATAAACTGCCTAAACCAGTATCTAAATCAAGTGAAGGTAGTGTTGAAGTGTCAGGTTGAGAAAAAGGATCAACATTTACGTTGATGTTTGGCTTTGGCACTTGAAATTGCGGATTTACTATGCCGCCAGCATCAGCAACTATTCTTTCTACGTCAGCAAAAGAAACGCTGCCTCCTAGTGCATCAAAAATTTGTTGAGCTGAAAAACCTTGCCTTACTAACTCATTTATAGCGGTTTGTTGTGCAAACCCACCGTTAGCAAAAAGCCTGCGGTCTCTAATTGCCATTAAGCTCCTCCAGCAAATTGTCCGTAAGCAGAGAATGCAGCACCCAAGCCGGTGGCTATAGGATCAGGCGGTAAACCGTAACCGCTAGATATTCTTGACTCACTAGCTTGATAACCTGGCAATAAATTACCCACTAATCCAAGTGTTTGCAAAGGTAAAGCTTGTTGGTCAATCTGTTGCTGGAATCTACGCCCTGCTTCTAAGTCTTGTATACCTCTACCAAGACCACCAAGTTGTAAAAGTCTGCCGATATCAGTACCAACTAAGTTCTGTCTTTCTCTGCCAAGACCGCCAACATCAGAGCTAAGGCCTCTAAGTAATCCACCTAAACCTGTCTCTCCTGCTGCAAGTCTTTCAGTAGCTGCTTGCTCTCTACCAAAATCTGCTATTGATCTGTCAAGCGCTCTTTCAAAGCCTTGTGATCTAATACCAGATAAAAGCCTGCCTAATCCTTCACCTCTAGCAGCCTCTACTTCTTCTCTTTTCAATCTCCCTCTAGAACCAAAAGCGCTTTCTCCCACTCTACCAATATCTCTAGCTAAGGCGCCTTGATCTTCAATAGCGGCTTTACGGTTAAAGTCTTCTAAAACTTGTTGAACTACCGCATCCTCAAAGGGGTCCATAAATTTACTAACAGAAGTTGGGTCATAAGCTCTACCTACAGCGCCTCTTAGTGTCTCTAGTCCTGTCAGATATTGTTGTTGCGCATCACTCAAAAGATCTTCTTGCCTGCCTAAGAACCTGTCGAATGCTCCAGTTTCAGCCTCACCTAGACGTATCGCTCTTTCTTCTATCGGCGACAGACCAATAGTTTCTCTAAGGGGAACATCTGTTTGCAATCTATCGGCTGCCGCCTGTTGTAATTGATTAAAGAACCCTGGTGTTTGTGCAGTACCAAAGTACAAGCTCCTTAATAAAGGATCTGATTGTATTTCGACTATATCTTGCGTCTCAAGCCTAGGGTCTACTGCTCCTGGCGCATCTAGCATGCTGATACCCAAGCTTGGTTTTTGGAAAAATCTTAACATTACGATACTCCTTCAAAAATTCTCATTAACTTCATCATGTTTTTAGCGCCCATTTCTCTATCTGGACTACCGTTTTTCAAAAGCTCTATTCCTGTTTTTGTTTTTGTTACTTTGAATCCACCAGCACCGTTGTTGGCTTTAGCGGTCATAACAAACTCGCCATCACTTAGCATAGCTGGTATGTCGTCTGATGTTCCGGTACCAGGACCATTAACATCACCACCGTTACGCATATCCAGCTCAGCTAAACCGCCAGTTGCCATCATTCTCCTTGGTAGTCCTACTTTTCTTTTCGGTCCAAGGCCTAGATCAAAGCCACCGCTGCCAAAAACAGGTTGTGGCATCAGATCAGGTCTGATTGTTGTTCTTACGTCTTTTATGCCGCCTTTTGTCCTTTCTGTAGCCTCTTCAACGGCTTTACCGTAGGCGGTGGCCAAAGCTAAAGCTTTAGGGTCTAGGCCACCTTTCGACGGGTCAAATAATGTTCCAAGCCCACCACTATCATCAAAGCCTAATAAATCGTCAAAAATAGCCGCTACAGGATCGTCTCTGAACTTGTCTAAACCTAATTTATCTTCAAAATAATCTTGTATCTTTTCAGCTGTGGTTTTATCTTTTGCTTTAACTGAAGAATCTGTAGGTTCTACACCCTGCCTTCTTTGAAAATCTTCAAAAGTATTACCTGTATCCAAAGCTTGTATCCCTGTTGATAAAGCGGTTGGAGTTGTTAGAACTAACTGGGATGTTGAAGGAGT